TTATTTTTTAATTTGGAAGTATGACTTAATATGTGGTTCGCCTTCCATAAACTTATCATAGCTATTCAAACATTCGTTATATTGCACCAGTAATACATCAGTACGTATTACAAGCATATCATACAGAGTTTGGTTATCATGCCGCCCCGTACTAAATATGTTAAATCGCATTGCCTCATACATCGATGATGTTATACCCGACTGTAGGCGAATCAATGAGATTAAATCATATGCCTCCATTAAAAGTGGTTCAATTGAAATACAATTAGCCGCAATATTATTAATATATTTCCGTTTGGAATCAGTCGCATTAAACCCACGTCGTTCTAAAGATGCAAGGCATTGTATTAATTCAAATCTATTAGATTTAAACTTATTAAGATTAGTATTGATACCATCAATTAAATAATCAAAAGTTTCTTTATGCTCTTTATACTCGTTTTTAAGACAGGCTCCAGCTATAGTTTTCATTTGAAGCGTATTATTAGGGATTTTATCCAAAGATAGTCTAATTTCAGGGAGCACATATTCTACAAATTTTAGTGATAGCTTTGTACCTTCATCGCTAACCACCTGGTTGTACCATCTGCGAGCATAGCAAACACCTGATACTGCTGAACCTGCCATAACTAAATCAGCAGCAGCAGAAATCCAATCTGTGAAGGACATAACAAAAACCCTGATATCAATTGTTAGTTTATAGAACATTATCAGAATACTTAATGTAGATACAATAGATTCTTAGCTACCACCAACCATAATCAAAAGTACTTGCAGCAACTGTCCCAATGGGACTTGAATCACAACAATACCAAATGCATCGAGTACTGGTACGATAATCCATTTATAGAGAATGATAAGTGTTAGTGTAAAGCCGAGTGCATTACGCCAGTGGAATGATACTTTTTCAATCTCTTCTTTGTTTACTTCAATCTGCCCTTCGGCATTAGTTTTCTGTACTTCTTTTTCAACTGTTTTTTTCTTGATGAAAAAATCCATACCAGATTTTATTAATTCTACGATGATACTAATCATGGTTGTACTCCTACTACGTATTGATAGAATTTCTTACCCTTAACACTAAGCAAGTGTGAATCAAGTAGTACAACATCGAATGGAATACCGTTATAGTTCCATACTAATGTATCTCCATCATTCCACTGTGTCTGTCGATAGTTAAAAACAATATTCATATATATTTTAGTATCTGGTGCTAAGGTTTTAATCTTCTTTTTGATTTTTTTATTATCTAATTGGAATAGATCGAATTGATAGGAGTTACCAAAAGGCTGTACCCCATCTAATGTAATCTTGTCCACTTCATCTCCATAGTGATGTTCTTCTAAATTCATAACTTATCCTTTCTTTAGTTTAAAGTGTCCTTGTATATTACTTACTATAGTGATAGTCCCTTCTTCTGCTTCCTTATAAAAATCATAAACTAGTTTTCTCTTCTTAGTTTCACGCACTCCGATTACTCGTTTAGTTTTGGTCTTAGTATCTTTTTTAGTGGTATCGATAAGATATTTTTTACCATTCTCTACTACTACTTTATACTTCCCTTTATCAATACCGCTTTTAATCTGGGGTATATTCCCCTGTTTAGATAGACGTGCCGAACTCACCGGAACGAATTTCTTTAGGGGATTCGGATGTACAATAATGTCATATAGATAATCTGCCTGAATATTCTTAATCATGATTGTACATTTAACACTAGTACCGACCTTCTTATAAAAGTACAATACTGCATTATTAGTAAAAGGTACTGGCCCTTTATCGATAGCCGCTGACATATCCATTTGCATTTTCTTCGCAAGTTGGCGTGTGCGTGTGATTAGTTCATTCTGGAATTCATTTCCGTATAACTTACCCTGTTGATTAATGTAACCCATTGCAGAAGATAACCCGGTAATCTGTGTTTTGATTTTCATCTTAGAGCCTCTATTAGTACCTTTATAATATTGAATAGTTTTAATGCTTCAGTATCGCTTGCTGGCAGGTGTGCTTTAGTTAGGATTGCTTTATTAAGATTATTTGGTAATAGTCCTGTAGTCGCAATCAATGCCGTCTCTACTATGCTTGCTTGGTTAGTCGTAGGAAAACACCATAGAATGTACTTTCTATAATTCTCACCCGATTCAATAAGAGAATTTACGGTTTTGCTACTACTGGTGTACTCTTTCCAATTAGATTGTTTTGTACTGGTTTTTAGTTTCTTAACGTCTTTAATACCTTTATAGATCTGCTTCATACCGATATACCACGTACCATTATCTAACTGCATCAAGTAAACGAAAGCGGCATACTGCCCAGAATTAATGTCGTTAATATCCCACGTATCAGGATCGTAAATTTCCCACTCCATATAAATACCTATATTAATTATTATAGGATTATTTATGGAGATTAAAGAAAGATTGAAAGTATACGAGGGTACTAAAGAGTATCAACTTACTAAGGGTTACTATAAGAATGGAATGTTTTACAAGTACATTGATACTGAGGGTTATCCTACAATCGGGTACGGTCACAAGATTTTAGATAGTGAGAAAGAGAAATATAAAAATGGAATTTCGGCAATTGATGCAGATTTACTACTTGCATGGGATATTGACCGTACAATTAAGGATGTAAAATCACTTGGTCTAGCACTTTCTACTGATTGGGAAGACTTCATGATAATCATGGTATTTCAGTTAGGACTATCCGGTACTAAGAAATTCCGAAAGATGATCGCAGCACTTAAAGTACAGGATTGGAAAGAGGCAATTGTACAGGCGAAAGATTCTAAATGGTATCGTCAGACACCCATTCGCCTAAATGATATGGTCAAACAACTACAACACAAATAATTAAAGGGGCATTTTAAGCCCCTTTATTTTTTTCAAGAATCGCTAACACGCGTTCTAATTTCACATCAACAATATGAATTTTGGAGCTTAGATCTTTCAAACTAGTCTCTAAATCATCTTGCCCTTTTTCAAGTCTCGCTACATCAGTTTTAACGTGAGTCATTTCAGATTCCAATTTAGCTAAACGAGAAGAAATTTCTTCTACATCGGCGGTTTTATCACGGAATATACTCCATAAAAACCCCCCTGCGGCAATAAAAACCGCTGCGATACTCTCCCATCCTGACATTTAAGTTATCCTATTAATAATTATTGTAGTTACTATTATTTACTAATAACCAGTAAATGAGGCTAACGCTATCTGTACTTGTGCGGAACCCATAGCCGCTGTATATGACATTTGATATTGATTTACATATTGAAGAGTGAACGAGGTAGAGCTATTACGCTTAATCAACATACCCGAATAACCCGTTACTGTCCCATCATCTGACACATTACCCACACATTGAGAAACGCAAATCCACGGATCTGCAAATGGAGATGTAACTGTAAGGGCTGTACCTAAGTCGTGTCCTGCTGGAATAGTAAAGAATCCACGTACACGTGGCATTGTACCTGCACTTGCTGCTGACCAAATTAGATTGCCAGCACTATTACATACATCTAGATAACCCGAAGTTAAGACCACTGTACGATTACTTAGCATAAAACGGCCTGTGCCTGCTTCATAGAGATATGCACCGGGGAAACAGTATCTACCATTACTTTGTAGCTGAAACCAACGTAGGCCGCTAGCAGGAAAGAAATTAGTCCCTAAAAAACCTAGTGTTGAACCATTACCAAATGATGAGTTAATTTGATAGTATCCAGTATCACTGAGTGTACCCATAGCTTTTACTTGAGATGTGACAATAGCCCGATTATCTGAATCGATAGTTAATTTACCTGCATCATTATAACATTGAAAACCTGACATATATTTCCTCACTCAAAAGCATATAGTTCAAATGATACAGTTTGTGCATATACGCCGCCCTCGTTAGTACCTTCATCATTTTCTGGTAGTTGTTCATCCGTGTATGTTCCTTCATATTCATAGCTATCAATTTCATTTAATTGAGCATCTATTTTGTCCTGTAGTTTTATTTTTAATTCTAATGCGTCTGCTGATTCGAATAATTCAACATAACTTGACGCGGGGATACTTCTTAACACTTGGCGTAGTTGGTAGAAGTATTGGGATAAAGTTTGCTGTACTACTGCTACGGGGATTAATTCGCCTGATTGCTGGCGTAATTCTATTTCTTTAATATCTGCTTCTGCTTCTAACTTGCGTAGTGTTGCCTTTTGTATCTGGCCTTTTGTATCACCGTTGCGTAGTGGTTCGATTACATTTGCAAGTAACCAATCATCAACTAATTTTTTAGGCCATGTGATATCTAAACCTTTACCAGACCATATACGGCTAACAGTAGAATGCTCTACACCGAACCGATCCGCGATTTCTTGCCACGTATAGCGGGTTCCATCGTCTTTTATTTTTGCCATTTTGCTTAGCCCTTGTTTAGTACAATTAACCTGTACTTTCATTTTGTTTGTTTATGCTCAAAAATCCCGCGAACTTTTAATGTAATTCGCGGCTAAAACTCGCGTTCTTTGCCATCTATAGGGGAACCTAAGAATAATTCGCACCTATTGTTTATTATACTGAACATAGAAGTACTGTACCGTTCACCACCAGCTTGTGATTATTTGAGTACCTCCATACCCGTTAGGATTTTCTCTAAGCGATAGCCCACACCGTACCCGTCTACGGTATAGTGTGTTAGTAGTTCATCCCGTAGATCACGTAGACGTAATAGGTGTGAGCGTTCTGTACCGTAGTAGGTATCGAGGCTGGCTATTGGATGGTTATTTCTACCAATACAAAAGCGTGAATAGGTCATTGTTATATATTTATACTTGAGGATAAGACTGTACGAATCTATATATAGGTCGTATGCGTCCTGTGTGGCTATATGAGCCGTTATTAATGCATCACTGCATGAAGGTACATAGCCGCTAGTATCGTAGCTTATCGGCGTTTGTACGGCTTTCTGTGTACCATCGGGGAAGTGTAAGTATGTCGTTAACATGGTGTGTACTCCTAGGTGTATAGGAGTATTTAGATAAAAAAAAGCCCCGTTAGGAGGCTCAATGTTTATTACCAGCTCATTTTAAATATTGTCACTTATATAGTTAACTGGTTTTGAGTATTCCCACTCTGTACCAAAGTTGCCAGTACGTATAGGTGCTCTAGTAGTGTTCTTATGTTGCCCATGCTCTTTATGTTCCATATAGCTGTGAACATTACTAAGACGGTCAGCGGCAATGATACAGCCACCAGTAGATGGACGGTCTTCTCCTAGTAAAGCAGGAGGACAATCAGAAGCGAATTGTGGTCTGTACTTCGAACCATCACCAACCGGGAACATTACGATAGTACGGCCATTGATATCACCCACTACTGCTTTATGCATGTATTCAGACGTTTTACCGCTGCAACCTACCAGCAACGTAATCATCATCAAAAAAGTTAGTATGCCCTGCATCATGATGCACCTCAGTTAACTTATTGTTTTTGATTGTTATTAATGTATGTGGTTAATAATTAATAATCAACCATAAAAAACGATCATATTGATTTATAAGGATATTTATTATTTTGATTTGGAAATTGTACGGAATCATAGATATACTGTATATGCATACAGTACTTTGAGGGTGGTATATGAGCAAGAATGGTTTTGATCCAGCAATCACGAGTGGCGTACATCGATTCGAGCATTTAGGGCAATGGGCTACTGTCTGTTATCGCGGGAGCTCGCTTGTGAACTACAGCTATGGTGATCGTGTGTTCTTCCAGTCTGAGGCGGGGTATTGGCTAGGTATTGTTGAAAGGGATTGTTTCGTTTTTATCGTCAATGAGCCCATTAAGACTGTGTTAGAGGGGCTTCATTATCTGTATGCGGAAAGTGAAATGGTGAGGATACATGGTGAAGATGGATGGTTTTGTGAGCAAGGGGAATTACCATTTTAAGTTGTAGTAACCCCCTCTGTGAAGCCGAGGTCAATCGTTTGATTCAACTTGCCAACGTCCACCCGGTTTTGTGATTGTATAGGAATATGACTCTGAAGGAGTGGCACTATGGGACTCACCAACACCTACACATAGTACTGAAATCTTTCCGCTATAAGATGATACTACCATCGATTCAACTTCGTTACAGGTGTAATCCTTTGATTGAATTAAAGATTGTACAAAATCTTTATCGCCCTGATCTTCATCATAAGCAAAAGCAGTAGATACACCACCAGCAGCCGCCGCAAATGTTAAGGCAATAATAATATTTTTCATTGGTATCCTCTTGATAAGTTCATGCTATGTGAATTTCTAATTTCAATACAATTAGCCATAAGGTATCGTATATTATTTTTTGTATCTTGTATTGAAAAAACGTCTTCCTTTTGAAATTTTCCGCGAGTAAAAATATAGTTACCTACTGTTATTCGATGTATGATATTTTTAACATTTTTAGAATTGGTTAGTATATGCACCTCTAGAGGTGGTGTCTCTTGATTTATATCTAGCACATTAACTGCAAAGTGATCGGGATAATTCATAATTCTAGCCTCACCCGGTAACACTGACTTGGCATTAAATGTCCCTTTAAATCCTTCAGAGATAGCCACGTCACATTTTAGCACCGTAACAGCATGAACTGCTGGTGATAATAACAGTAATGCTAGTAATATATTTCTTATCATTCCCTCAATCTCATTTTATTTTTTATTAATTTTTTTTCTTAGGTCTTCTATAGTTCGTTCTATTGTTCCAATGTGTATCATCACATGACAGTTTGCACAAAGTGGAACGAGGTCATTTATAGGATCAATTTTATAGCGTTTTCCAATTTTGTGCAGAGGCTTTATATGATGAACTTGAATATAGTTTTTACCTAATTCGCCATAAATTTTTTCAAAATTAAAGTCACATGCACGACAGATATAACCATATTCATCAAGACATGCCTTTCTAGCTTTCGGATCACGTTCATAGTAGGAAGATAGTCTTTCCCGTTTCTCACCTTCATAATACTCCCGCTCTACATCAGGCGTATAGGAATATTGATCTTCATCAGTTGCGTACCAGTCGCCATCAATTTTAGTGAGATATTTAGGTACGATCTCCCTTTCAAAATGTTTAATCTTAGCCGCTCCACCCTCCGTTGTTTTTGCTCGTCTAGTTTGGCTAAAGGTGAAGAGGTTATACCCCTCATATAAAACTTTTTCTATGTGCTCCAGTGATTGACTAAAGCCAAGTTTTTTTCGCCCTTTAGCATTTACCTGCCAGTCCTTAGATAATATTAAAACCTTCTTACCATCAGCCGTTCTGAGGTCTTCCCATGCACCGAAGATAATTCTTTTGTTCCGTTCGTCAATAAATGACCAACTCCAGTTGTCATTTTTACATGTAGCTCCAAGTGAACGCATGAACTCAGCACGAGACATAGTAAGTATATCCTTAGTGATTTTGTGATATGTATCACTTTTCAATATCGCTTGCGGTGTTCCTGACTTCCATACTTTAACAAACCTACCCAATGTAGACAGGAGCACCGCAAGCGATATTGTAAGTGCGTTCCGTTTGATTGTATAGTACTACTCACTTGATAATACATGCAGATAGGTAAATCGTTTGGATTAGTTATGATTAATATAAAAAAATGCAATTTATTTTTGATAAGTACAGTATTTGTACTTTTATTAATTACAATTTTAGTAGGTATTAAAGTACTCTTTTCGAATATGCATGGTTTCGAATGGGGTAGTGTTACAGATTGGTTTAGTGCGATTTCGACACTTGCAGGGACGATTGCTTCATTTGGTACACTTTATATCGCATACATGGCATTTCAGAAAGCCCCAGAATGGTTATCACAAAAACATTATGATGTAGTACATGGCATCATCGAAAATGCCATTTATAAAGAATTACATACCGTACGTTCCGCTAATAGAAAGTTAAAAATACAATCACTAACAGCGTCAAGAAATTTAAAACGAGCACTACTGCATAAAGAGAAAGAATTAGCCATAATTAATGCTATAGTTGAAAGCCTTGAATCATCAATCGATGATTTATTTTCCAAAGCGTATTCCATCATTGACCAATTAAAATCAATTTCCCGAAATGGCTATGAGATTACACCTTATACTAATAGCATTATAGATGAACTAAAGAATGCAACTAATAGTTACAATGCTATATACATGGATATTATAACTGTCAGAGCAGAGATAGAACTACTTTACGAAGCTGATCAGAGGGCTATTGACTTAACAGTAGATGAAATTACTGACATTGAAAATTCTTCATTAGAAACTGGAGCAAAACTTGACGATTTTTTATCCAGCGTTTTTGATAACAATAGACCCGTAGCAGAATTTGCTAATTACAAGAACAATCATTAAAATATCATTATAGATTGGGACACCATTTAGAATGAATAAAGCAATCCTTAACAAAATATGTTTCGCACTAGCCTGTTTAGCATTTATAAAATATATCTTCAATGGTGTCACATGGGGTAGTTTTACTGATTGGATAAGTGCTCTTAGTACAGCAGGCACGATGCTCGTAGCATATAAAGCATACAAAGATGCCCCTCAATGGATAAAAGAAAAACAAAATGCAGAGGGTTTTAATCATGCCACTGAAATCATGAAAGACTATGACTCATTAGTTTTAAATTTAAAACCTTTATATTATAACCTAATAAGCAATGATGATATCGATAACAAAAGCTTGAAGATCTCTGAACAAATAGGTTATATTTTTTCACTTGAGTCACGGATAAAATCATGTGTCCGATGGAGAATAGATCCATCACCTGAATTATATGACCGTATTGGTGAAATAAAAAACTATTATACTACAGCGTTGAAACTTATAGGTAGCTATCGTATGACGGATTATATAAAAATTGATGAGTTAAGAGAAAGCCTTACAGTGCAGAAAAACAGCATTCTCAAAAACCATGATTTATATAATCGCGATATTAAATATTTCTTTACATTCCTCAACTAAACACCATAAAACAAGAGGAGTTTCCGCTAAACTCCCCTTTAACATGTTCTTCCAAAGTTTAATTATACTCAACAAGTATACCAATCATCTTTTCTTTTTTTTAACTACTGGATTCACTAACCTATCAAAAATCTCTTCTGTCATTTGTTCACCATTGTTGTACCATGCTATAAGTAGGTGTGCGGCGAATAGCTTTTCATCTACTAGATGAATCGCCACGGGTTTAACAGACACCTCGGAGTCATTTAAGATGACTTAAAGAGAGGTGCTCATGAGCGGTAAGCGTTATCCCGAAGAGTTTAAAATTGAAGCAGTCAAGCAGGTTGTTGATCGCGGTCATTCTGTTTCCAGCGTTGCAACACGCCTCGATATCACCACCCACAGCCTTTACGCCTGGATAAAGAAGTACGGTCCGGATTCTTCCACTAATAAAGAACAGTCAGATACTCAGGCCGAGATCCGCCGTCTCCAGAAAGAGCTTAAGCGGGTTACTGACGAACGGGACATATTAAAAAAAGCCGCGGCGTACTTCGCAAAGCTGTCCGACTGAGGTACGCCTTTATTCGTGACAACTCCCGTTGCTGGCCTGTTCGTCTGCTCTGCAGGGTATTGGATGTTCATCCCAGTGGCTTTTACGCCTGGTTTAAGCAACCGTATTCTCAGCGCCACCAGGTAGATCTGAGACTGACGCGACAGATCAAACAGTTCTGGCTGGAGTCCGGTTGCGTTTATGGTTATCGCAAGATCCATATGGACTTACGGGATAGCGGGCAACAGTGCGGAGTGAACAGAGTCTGGCGACTGATGAATCGTGCCGGGATAAAGGCTCAGGTCGGGTACCGGAGCCCGCGGGCACGCAAAGGCGAGGCCAGTATCGTGTCGCCCAACAGGCTCCAGCGACAGTTCAATCCGGATGCTCCGGATGAACGTTGGGTAACGGACATAACCTACATCAGGACTCACGAAGGCTGGCTATATCTGGCCGTGGTTGTTGACCTGTTCTCACGCAAAATTATCGGCTGGTCAATGCAATCCCGGATGACAAAGGACATTGTCCTGAACGCACTGCTGATGGCTGTATGGCGGCGTAATCCCCAAAAACAGGTGCTGGTTCACTCGGACCAGGGCAGTCAGTACACAAGCTATGAGTGGCAGTCGTTCCTGAAATCACACGGCCTGGAGGGGAGTATGAGCCGTCGCGGTAACTGCCACGATAATGCAGTTGCAGAAAGCTTTTTCCAGTTGCTGAAGCGTGAACGGATAAAGAAAAAGATCTACGGAACGCGGGAAGAAGCCCGCAGCGATATTTTTGATTACATAGAAATGTTTTATAACAGTAAGCGTCGGCATGGTTCGAGCGATCAGATGTCACCGACGGAATATGAAAACCAATATTATCAACGGCTCAGAAGTGTCTAG